CAGTCTTCTCGCCGATGACAGGAAGCATAGCACAACGACACCTTGGATGAACAGGAATAATGTCTTGTGCCTCCTCAGCAGGAAATTTATCACCTTTCAAAGCAGTGCATTCAGGACAAGCATCAAGTTCTGATTCGAATTCGAATTCTGTAACACCGTTCTCCGCCAAACCTTGGACATACCCAATGTTCTGCGCATGTGCAGTCTCGGTTCGTGCGATAGTGTCCATTCTTCTTCGATGTGTTTTGTCTGTGTATCGTTGCACTTTGCGGTCAACGTCTCCAGCTGTCAGCTTCGGAAACTTTTCTTTGTCGCCCAGCAGTTTACGATAATTCGCAACTGATTGCACTTGCGGTTTCGTCAAGCCGACTATCGGACGAAGCTCACGAGCGATCTTCGGCATTGATTTGCCTTCTTTGATTCCTGTGCTGATAAAATTTCGTATGCCTGCTTTTGTTTCTTTTGTGACATTCGTAACTAGCTTGGCAACGAACTTGTCTGCTGCTTTCACAGCTTGGACGTTGAGCACATCGAAACTACCAGAAATCGCCAGCGACTTGAAAGCTGCATTTCCGCCTTTTTGCATCACCTTCAAAGTCGCTGGCTTCATGGCGTTCTTGCCATATTCTTCGATCATCTCCCAATCAGTTAATTCGGATGCAATGCTTTTCGCATACTTAGTTCTTAGATCAGACTGAATTTGCTGAACAACAATCGCCATCCAATCGCGCAAAGCCAATAGAAGAATTCGCTCGTTCTTGTCTGCCAACTCGCCCAGATCGCTTTGAATTGTTTTGGCTATTATGAACATGCTTTATGCACCGAAATAAATATAGACTGCTTTGATCTTCGTTGTTTATCGTCCCAGGCTGCTTCATCGAAAAGATTGATTTGAGCTTTCTGAAACTTGATTTTATCCGCTGCTCTAGCACATCGTTTGCATTTATGGCTAAACCCTGACCTACAGCTGTGAGCGCGATAAAAATTCTCAGCATTCACAAGAAGTTCTCTTCCGCAAAGCCCAATACATATCTGAGTTGTCTCAACTATTGTATGCAAACAACTACTCCTTGTCGAACTAAATTATTGAAATTACACTGTTCGATCACGTCAGCAACTGAATCTTCCCATCCTTGTGCTACTTGCTTTTGTTTACGCTCATTAGTTCTCGCAACTCTTTTGTTGACTAATTTGCATTTATGCTTCTTCTCCTTTTCTTTGAACTCCGCAAAACAGGCACTCTGAAATTCTGCTCCACAATCATCACACACATAAGTTTCAAGCTTCAACATTTCGTTCACACTCACAAGACATCGTCTAACAATTCCTGTTCTGCTTTACTTAACGGTTCGTTTGGCTCTCCCACAATAACTAAAGATGTGCCTATATAAAACTTGTCACCTTCCAGATAAGGTTCACCTTTACCCAGCTCCGTTCTTGCTTGGTTCGGCATTTCAATGCCATGTGCAATCATGCTCGCATGCTGTTCTATCTCAGCACTATAATTGCGAAGGTCAATATCATTGAACTTGAATTGATATATTTCTGAGCGCAACAGCTTCTCATTTATAATCTCCTCCATATCTTGCTGCAAAGGTTCAACGACTCCTTCTATGTAAATCTTCGTTGCCTCTTCTGCAACGTTGCCTCCTAACTTGCCAACCAGTCGAACGCCTATTCTTTCTGGAGGCATTGAGTAGGCTATCATAATATTGCTTCGACGTTCTTGTTCGTACCCTTTGAAACTGGCATCCTTAGGTAGTTCTGAGGTTAGCGGTTTGTAAGTGAAAGTAACTCCTTCCGGCTGAGTTACTACTAACGTCTTATGTGCATTCTCGGTTCCAACAGTACTATTCTTCACGAAACTTTTTACTACATCTATTGCACCCTCATCCCAATCCCCTTCTAAGATGATAATAGCAGAAGGCATGCCGAAGTTCCGAAAGAATGCTAAATTATAATCTCGTTGGCTTATCGCTCCCATTACGTCGCCAATAGCAGAAAGCACATCTGGTGCACCATAATGATCAGAACGAGGATAATAGTTCTTGTGAAATATCAATTCATTAGCTTTGTCAGCACTACCAGATGTCTCTTTTCCATCCTTCGATGTAATGTCTTTCTCGTAACCGAATCGCTTGAACCAAACCTTTTTGGTATTACGAATTTGGCAATACTTATTTTTATCTTGATGAACCTTCAGAGTGTAAGCAGGTACATGATAAACTTCTGCTACGCCGTCAACTTTATCTCGAATAACTTCCAATCCAAACCAACCAACCGAGCCAAAGTCGATAAGTAATTCTTTCAGCACAGCACGAAAGGAGCTCTCTGGATTAGGGTGAGTTAAAAAAGCATTGATCCTTTCGAGTTCTGCTGTATTATCCTTCTTACCATCTTTCAGTTGGACTGACCAACCAAGTCCGGCAACATCGATAGCGATCTGTCTAACGCAACGAGCGAATATAGGATTCGATTCAAGCAGAGTCAAAAAGGTTGAAGGAGGAAAAGGTGGATTAACTAAACCCATCTGGCTCAGGAACTTCTGTTCTTGCTTAAGCTGCTTGGAGCTTTCCTTTTTCGCTTTAACAAGAAGATCGTAAGCATAGAGGCCTTTAGTTGTTTGAACAAAGACTTGACCTTTTTTCTTTTCTTCAGCCATTATCGATACTCTCGTTCTCCTGGTGATGATTACAAGTACCTAAAGGATTCACTTGCATGCTTCGTTTCCAACACCATGGAACTAATTCCATTACTTCTGGATTGGTTTCACATTCATCACACTCATTACAAGGTGGTCCTGCTGGCTTCGGGTCTATGTACCCGTCAGAATCTATTTCTTGCTCTTTCAACATAGTTTAGTTCCTTGAAATCCTGTTGTCGTCGTATTATACCCTACTGTTTGAACCCATACATACCGCCGCACAACAACAGGTCTCAGCACTACCGATCGCCGAGGTTTGTTTTTTCCGGTTAGCAGCTCATAGGCAGCAACCAGCCTCTTGAATTTTGATTCATCCCCACCTTTGTCTGGATGCAGCAGTTTGGCTTTCTTTCGATAAGCCTCTTTGATAGCGTCCGCTGAAACTATCTTCAAGTCTAAAATACTTATAGCTTCTGTTAGGGTCATAGCTTTCTAGCTCCTACTTGTTGAGCTGCGCAGCCAACACAGCTATTCGCCGAGCTATCTTCTTCAGCACTTTCACATAAACAATTTTAAAAGGCTTCTTTTTCATGCTGAGTTTCCTGCAAGCCATTTAGCGAACAAATATACAACAGGAAGTATAGCTGCCATCGATAGAGGCAAGCAAATATAAAGCCAATACTTCTGCCACCAAGACTCTTTAGAATACGTCCACTCAGATGTACTATTTGGATAACTTGTAGCTGCCATTATGCCGCCACCACGCTTCCTTTCTTTCTTGGTCTTAGAACAGTATACAGAATATACCGCAAAGGATCGAGACAATGATCATCCTTCGCAAGAGGAATGTCTGCTGGATCTCTTGAAACAGAACCTTTTGGATATCGGTACATAGCAAACTCTCTCGCTGTATTGCGGCAAGTGTTGACAATGTAAAGACTCGGCTTGCCATTCGTCTTAACTTTAAGCTTACCTTGCACAAGTTCAATCCCACGAGCTACATCTTTCCTTGCAGTGAAAGTAGGTATACCAGCTGTCCGCAACTCGTTCCGGTCCTCAGCATTTTCAGGATCAGCAAAAGTTCTTTCATATCTTTCGCCAACACTTCTCGCTTTCATATTAGCGATATGCTCCTGAATGCCTGTTTTGGCGCGGTAGTATTCGCGATACACATACCAATTCTCATCCTTATCTCTCGCCACCCATAAACAAACGAAAGGATTCGTAAAGCCGAAATCGATTCCGCGATATAAAGTCCAGTCGGATGGAATCTTGAAAGGCTTTATGACATGTACCTTACGGCTGAAACTTCTATATACTGCTCCGTAATAACTTGCGAACAATCCTTCAATCCTGGTTGCCTGCACTTCTTCTGGCCATTCAGCAATCTTTTCGTCAATTCTTTCGTCAGTTATGTATCCACCTCGACTCTTTCGGTTGTCGTTCAAGTTGAGATGAAACACTTCGTCGGTGGCAGGTAGTTCCTCTATCCTTTCTTCCAACAGAGTTTGAGGAACAATTGGTGTCATACTCCAACTAAGCGTGCCTGACGTCCTCATTAATCTTGTTTGGGTTTCGTCAAGTATACCTTGGAAGTCGTGAAGGCACTGTTCGTCGTAATGAGCAGATTGAATACCCGGCCTACCTTGAAACAATGTTCGTCCTTGGTTGAATGCTTTGAATTCGATGAGGTGCCCAGTATCCAAAGACACCTTACGAGGTACTTTGTCTTGACCGTAACGAATGTCAACAATATGGTACGCAGGAATCATCTTCTTCAAATATTCTTCCCACAGAATATCTCGCACTTGTTCCCATGTCTCAATGGCGACCCAATGAATGCCGGTAGAAACTTTGCTGAAAGGATGCACATCAAGAACGATTTGGGCGAGGTCCATCATATTGAGATATGTCTTGCCGGACAGGTTACCTCCAAATAGCCAGCGGACATAAGCCAACGACATAGCAAAGCGCCGCTGATCCGCGCTAAGTGGCTGATGCAAAGCAATAGCTCTACCAACCTTTCGTATTTGTTCAAGACTTAGTATCAATTTCATACCGTTGCCTTAGTACGTTTTGAATCTCGCTAGACTCTTCTTCCGACATCTTGCCGACAGCTAATCCGCCAACCACTTCAACTGCTTTGAGGCTTGGGTATATCCTTCCCATGAGTGCAATGGCAAGTGCGGTGTCATCGTAACTTTTTTCTATCTGGTGTTGTAACCAGTTGTTGTTAAGTTTCGTTTCGACTCGTTTGATTGCTTCCTTTAATTCTTGTATTCTGCCTGGTCCTTTAGCTCGGCCAGCAGGATTACCTGAAACGCCTTTGACGAACTGTCCGTTCTTCCGCCGATCTTCTGGAGATACAACAGGCTTACTTTTCTTGCGCTGCTTGTTACCAGTCTTTGCAGGCTTAGTTGTTATCTTCCTTGCTTTCATAGTCGAGTCCATTCAATATATGGCTCCATTTTAACCCACTTCCACGCCAAATTGCAAAAGAAATCATAGGGCTATTTGCAGATATAACCCTTAACCTCCGCATTTACATGGACTAAAAATTTTTCAGGAATTTGAAAAAAGATCTCAACCTCACATTCAAATTGGCAAAATTATTTCTTGCCAGTGAGTGAGCCTCTTTTCAAGTGCAGCAGTTATTTCTGGACCGAACCATTCCTTGTCATTGATCCTTTTGCCTTTGACTTCTATTTTACCATCAGACAAACGCACCCATTTGTTTTTTTCCGGTAACTTTTCTTCTATGAGTATCCAACGATGTTTTTTCATCGTCTTGTAAAGTTCTTGATATAGTTTTATTTCTTCGTCCTGTTGATTGATGATAACTTGACTTATCACTTCCATCACATCGCCAAATCCAACCATTGTTCTGTCTCCTATAAAATTTCAGTCTTTTGAGATTGGCATTTCAACCGTACTTGATAATGTTTTGCTTCTGCTTTCGAACATTTAAGAGCATCAGAGAACTTTGATGTCCACAGCGGTTTGTTCGTTTTCACATAGCCTACAAAAAACTTCCTTGTTTTTTTATTTCTTATCTTTGACATAATTTTACATAATCTCCATAGACTAACCATTGACTGAGATACAAGAGCCCTTTCAATCTCCTTGATTACATCCAATTTAAAGCACCCAGCGTCCAGATGTAGCTCATATCGCATCCAATTGAACCCATTGCACCGCAAGCATGTCTCAACGTCTCCAGTTCAAGACTATTTGCACGTCTGCCCTTGTCATGTCTAACGATGCTGTTCGGTGCATCCAGTCATGAACCACGGTCTTGTAAGCAGCATCAACATTATGTCTGCCTGTACTTTCAAAATATATTTTCTGTCCACAAAAACTTGTGCTTGTGAAAATATACTTGTATTTCTTTAATTTACATTTCATTCGTCTAATGCCTTACAATCTAATTGTATCGGATTCTCATTTATTGCAAGTGTATGTCGCAACGCTTCTTCCCATCCCATTTTCCAACAAACAAATTCAATCGTACAAGAAGTATATGGACTTGTACAATAATTCGTCCCTCGATTAAACGCACACATGCCTTCATCGAATTCCTTTTTCATGCTACATCCCTTTAAATTTCTATTTCTATTCCAGAATCTTTTCCTGTTAATTTCTTTTTATGATATTCCATTCGGGTTTTTCCAAAATGTTTTTCTGCTCCTACTTGTGAAAACCATTCACCACAGTATAAGCATCGATATGTGAGTCGGAGAGGAATTTTACTTCCGTTGCGTAAAGGTATCATTCCTTCTTTGATTGCTAAAGACATCTGTCTAAAAATCCATTCTTCTTTTCTCCATATCGCATTCTTTATTTTCGCGTGCAACTTACAATATTTCTTTATTCCTCTTGTTTGTTTCTCCCAATCAATTAAATCTTCCATAGAATGCTTTTCAGCTAACAACGCTATTGATTTAAAATTTATGTTTTGAAAAACAGAATTATCTAACATGTCGCTTGCCTCCATCAATTATATAGTAAACCCCCTAAGGGAATAGGCTTTTTGAACTTCCAAGAAAAAAAGAAATTACGGTCACGTTTAATGATAATTAATTTTAATTCATCTTTTTTAAATGGGAACTTCAAAAAAGGCCACCTTGCATGTTACCCACAAGACAATACATATGCCTATACAGTTACCATGTTTTTCGATATAATTCATAAGTCTTTTCTCCTTCTAGCTTTAAGTAGTTTTTCACCAAGTTTAACGAAAGCGAATAAAGACTCCATCTTTTTCGTCAATTTCCATTTTATGCTAGGACGCCCTTTTAATTTTGTATGCTCAATCGACGCTTGATCGATGATTCCCAACAGGTGTAAATCATTGATTTGACTGGAAATTGTGTACCATCCTAATCGTGTCCTTAACTGGATTTCCTTAATTGTGGCCGAACCACCAGTTTTTGCGATGGTCGATAAAATCAATAAATACATCTTTCTGGATGTGCTGAAAGCTGTATCTTCAACAAGTAAATAGTCCTCATATTGAACGGATTTATGCCCCATTACTAAGGCTATAAACCTCGCAAGTTTGGCAAGCTGTTTTGCAATTCGTGTACCAATTTGTGGAGAGGGCATATACGAAACTTCGCGATTACCGAATTGCTCGCGGTCAATAACAGTAGTCAGCATCGAAGTCAGCTGGCTGAGAGCAATAATTCTTTTCTTAACCCACTCAGGAAGGCGAGGCAAATCTATCTTGCGAGCTAAGAAATTCTTGGCTGCGAGTTCCAACTCTCTGGCCATTAAATCTTCCTTGCCACTGTCACTCATTGCTGCTTCAATCTGGGTAGTAGTATCTTCATTGATGTTTTTAAAGATCTCGAACTTCAGAAATCGTTCTCCTAACATGGCTTTTTTATCACCGTGAACTGCGGGAGTAACACCTGCGAGCATTGAGAAATGCAGGTTGTCATAAATACGTTCAACAGCATTGCCGAAAGTCCGGTGGACCTGACCATCAAAAGCTCCTCGCAAGGTTGAATAGATTTCGTCTTTATCTCTGCTTTCAAGAATTTCAGTAAAGTCTTTCCATACACAGGTTTTGTTGTTCCACTTCGGAAGTAAACTTGGATCAGGCTTGGTCTTGAATCCTGAAACTATTGATTTCGAAGTAACGTTGCTAACAAAAACAGATTGAGGATTCCTCCTCAACGATATCAGCAACATAGTTTTACCTGATCCTGACGGACCTACAATATACATCCAGAGAGGATCGCCTGCCATTTTTGTCGAGAGAACAACAGCGAACATAATTTTTAGAGCGTTGACAAGATCAGGACTCATGTCTGCCCATTTTTTATAGACAGTTAAAGTTTCATTGAAACTTGGAGGATTTTCAAGAATGTCTTCCTCCTTTTCAACTTGATCTTCTTCATCGAGATACCTAGAGAGTTCTTCAGGTTCGACAACGTATGCTCTCAAATTTTTGAGGATTTTCTTTGGGCCTATTTTTTCTTGGATTTGTTCTCGGATGAAATCACGAACATCATAACTTTTAGGGAATCTTGCTGGCCATGAGAGTACTTCGATCTCTTCAGGATTGTCTTTGAGTTTATGGAAGGCTTTAACGCTTCCTGCCTCTCCAGGAGAATCGTTATCATAACAAAGAATAATGTGATAAGGTTTCAAATCGTCAATCCATTCATCTTTGAAAGTGTTCTGGCCAGGCACTGCTACAACGCCTACGTTAACGACTCCTGCTCGCCACAAGAGCCATGATAGAGCGATCGCGTCCCATTCGCCCTCACAGATGTATATCGTCGAGCCTGCATCCAACCGTGAAGCCCTGTACCATCCATAGAGTTGAGCCTTGCACCCTGCAGTTGATTTCATAGGATTCTTCTTGTCTTTCGGATTCCATCGTCGAATATCTCGACAAGTCTTTTTTTCCGAAAGGACAGGCAGGAGCCAATGTTCACCATTCCAGCCTAACCGCCAATCACGCAGAGCTTTGACTGGAAGACCACGGTGTTTGGCCAACTCTCGGTACTCTTCAGTCGTTGTTGATTCGTATACAAGATTTGAATATGTTTTCAAAAAAGTATAAGTGTTGCCTTCTTCACTACAACTCTTGCAGCTGAAAAGTCCTGTTTTTTCATTGACATAAAAATGATCTTTCCTATCACAAAGCGGACAACGTCCAACATATTCATCGCCTAACTTTTTGGCCTGATTAAATCCAAAACAGAGATACGGTTTTATCTTCCTTGACACGTCCATATGCTAATCCTTTTACTGTTTGAGTTCATCCATTTGTTTCTGCAATTTTTCTGCTCTTAATTCTGGATTTACCAAGAATACGTCTCCATAATCAGTCAATATCATGTAGGTGAGTTTTGGATTGAAATACTTCTTTCCTTTTATAAATGTTTTCAATTTTTCAATGTGCTTCAAGTACCATTCATCAGTGTTTCTGAATTCAATTGGTAATTCTGCCATTGGATCAAGAGCATTGAACCAATCTACCATTACAAAAGGAACTACATGACCTCCATCAAAACAATAACCTGATGGAAATATCGAAGGCACACAGAATACTCTCAAAAAATTAGTTGCATCTGTCACTTTGAATTTCATTTTCGTTGTCCTTGTCCTCTATTATCTGTTGGTGGATATTTTTTCGCTTTCTCAAATACACGTTCTATTGCAAGTTCAATAGGAACAGTTTTTCTATCGACGTCTATTTCAGGCATATGCTTGCAGTGTATGATCGAACTTATACGATTCACATAATGCAACCGTTTAGCTATCATTTCATGTGACAAATGAAATCGATATCGAAGCAGATAACATGCTGCACAAGCAACGCATATTGCGCCTCTTCTTTTAGATCTCTTTCTGGGATCAATTCCCGTTGCAGTACACAACAAGTCTATTGCTTGTCCCGGAGAATCTATTATTGTAATTGTTTGCGTAAAAAAAGTATCGCTTTTTCCAGTAATTGTCTTTTCAATTATGTAATGCTTAGCTAGAAGTTTATGGATCTCTTCTGTATCAGACAATAATTCTGAAACAATCGCAATTTTAATCATGATACAAGATCAATCCCTTCTTCTCTGAAGATTTCAATTAAGATTTTACCGGCTGAACTGAATTGCGGTGATGCAACAAGCATGCCTGATAGTACTTTCAATTCACCAATTATCTTATTAGAAATAGTCATTCGTGACTGGTCTTCATAACGTTTAAGAGCACAAGAAGCTTCGAACAACAAAGTTTGACTGGCTGAAGGTTGAATTTCACTTCGTCGTAAAGCTTCGTAAATTGCTGCACTTTGTTCAATTATTTCTTTATCTGATTTCATAATGTCATTCTCCTATATTTCTTTAAACAACCTTTGCACCACATTTTTGGATGATGAATTTCTTTAAAACTTTTCAATGAAACTCGACATTTTCCACATGCTTTGGTGTGACATAATAATCTCGTTGGTTCTGTCAAGAAAATATGTATTTTTCCCAATTTTCGCATTGAAATTTTATGTGCTTTTTGTTTTTTTACTCCTCCGAATAACGCATTGTTTTCCGGTACAATATGGGTCTTTACTTTTTTCATCTTTGCAAATATTTCGCTATACGGTCAACAGGTATTTTTCTTGCTTCAATACCGCCTATTACATGTGCATTGCAAATCCAACACAATAATCCTCGCACTTTTCTTGTTTTGTGATCATGGTCAATACAAAAGAAATTGTATCTGCGACCAGGATTTTTTGTTCCGCATAATGCACATCTGCCTTTTTGTTTTTTCAAAAGTTTATTGTAGTCTTCATTGTCAATACCGTATATTTTTTTCAATCCAATGTTTCTTTCGCAGTATTTGCACATGCAAGGTCTAGCTTCAGGAAATTCTTCAGTCTTTTTGTATTTTTCACATTGTTGACAGTATTGATATCCTGGTTTGGCTTGTAAAATTTTTCTTTGATTTGCCAAAGACAACTTGCTGCCATCTTTTATGAGTATATCAGCATATGCATCGCCATAATTTTTCCACCTTCTATAATGTGTGCGACAATACTCTTTTTTACCCCATCTTTTTCTTGAGCAACTTTTAACTTTGCATTTCACAATATTACCTTTGTTTTTTCATTCCATCTTTTAACACATTTCTCTACATCAACAATCATTCCTATCGGGAAAACATCATCGAAATCTTCCATGATTCGTTTGATTTCTAAAAGCACACTTTTGAATACATGTTTTTTCCAAAACTCCGGAACAAGTTCATCATGAACTGTCATCACCAAATGAATGTCTAGTTCCAGTTCTTTCAGATATTTAGCAACACGAGTCAGACTAATTTTCATCATATCTGCTGCGCTTCCCTGAACCATATAGTTCACACTGATGTAAGGTTTGCTCCGATTAATTACAAGTCTTCGGCCGAACGCGTTAATGATATAACCATCCATTCTTGCTTGATCTGATAATTCAGTAATATATTCATCAATCCGAGGATAAAGCTTTGCATAATCATCAAGAAATTGTATGGCTTCAAGATAGGAACATTTCAGCAGATCCATGATTGCATTCGCTCCACCTCCGAAAATCTTAGCAAAGAAAATCATTTTGCTTCTTGCTCGACATGTCTTTTTATGAAGACTAGCTTCTGCTCTTTCAATGTCCCAAGCGAAATCAGACATCCAATCTGCTGCGATTAAAATTTTATCATCATCATCCAAAGCTGAAACTTTTTTGATTTCATATTTTTTCCAAAGCTTGCGCACATCTTCATTCTGGCCATCACCAGTACCATCTAGTTCCAGAGCATGCGAAGCAGCATCAATAGCACGTGGATTATCTTTTCCGCCCCATGCCTTGTTAGCGGTAAAAGTATGTATGTCAAGTCCTTTTGCGATTGCATCAAGTAAAATCTTTTCTTGAGATACTTCTGCAAAAATTCTCGGCTCTTGACCTTTCCAATCAAAATGAAACCAGACATATCCTTCGCGAGGGCCAAAAGGCTCTCTAGCTTGAATTGGTTCAGGTGATCTTGTAGTTAAAGCATCTGCTGTGTTTTGAAAATTCGGACGACGACAAGAAAATCTGCCTGTTGCTGGTCCGACCTGATTGAAGTCTGGATGAATGACATATTCTTCTGGAGATATTGTGTCGTGACGAGCAAAGTATTCGTATTTTAGAAAGAAGTTGCTCAAAGCTTTAGCTGATGCTCGATATTTGAATAAAGCTTTGACCACAGGATGAGCTACATACTGATACAAAGCATCAATATTTACTTGAGGTTGTCCATCAGGAAATTTCTTGGAAGGATTTGTTCGTCTTGTTACTGGTAATTTTAGTTTGCTGTAAATAAGCTTTCCACATTGCTGCGGAGATTTAATATCGAAATCAGGCCATGCCGCATGTTCGACAATATGTTGCCAATATTCAGCTGCTTCTTGGTGTCTCTTTGTTTCAATTTCAACAACATCGAGATCAGTTCGAATTCCTCGACTTTCCATTGCATATGTTACAGGCCAGAGTTCCATTTCCCTTTCATAAACGTGCATTAAACCCATTTCTTCTAGAGCTTCTCGATAGAACATTTCTAAAAGGAATGTCCGTTCTGAATCATTGATGTTGTATATTTCGCATAATTTATTTTCAGGATTCAACTTCCTGTTGAGCCAATAATCACCTTCTACATCTTCGTGATTTTGCCAGCCTAATTTTTTTGCTTGTCTCCGACATTTGATCGTTGCTTTTTTCAGCAGTTGTTGATCATCACTAGAATAATCTAAGTATTTTTCGCTAAGAGGTTTCAATGCATGCTGTTCAGCAGAATTGAACACGTGCGACATGAACATAGCGTCGTCAATCGGGAATACTGTCTTGACTCCGTGCCCTTCTTGCATCATACGAATATCAAATTTAGCATTGAAGAAAACTTTTTTGATTTTTTTATTGCCTAGAATGTCAGCGCAGAGTTCAAGCTCAAATGGATCTGGAATAACAGTACGTGTCCATTCGTCAACAAACCACTCGAAATATAAAGCATTTCCGTCTTCATTGAAAAAATTTATAGCATAAGGCTGATCGCCATTCCAAACTTCTACTCCGGTAGTTTCCGTGTCGATCGCGAGTACTTTAGCACAAGTGAATTCCCTATAGTTTATCATGGTATTCTTCATAGATAAAAGCCAGAATTTCACGTTGACATTCCGGAATTCTTTCGAGTACGCTGTATATGCTCTTTTCTTTCGCTGCTTGTATGAGATCTCTAAGTGGAGCACACTCTAATATCAACGCAGTAGTTCCCCACTGAAGCGCTATAAAAGGCTTATGAATGCTGCCTCCAATAATAACAATCGTGTAGGTTATCATATTTTTTCTCCGGTATCAACATTACGCTGCCATAACTTTCCATAATCAACACGCATTTTTTCCTTTAAAGGCATTTGATTTTCAGCACAACAAGTCCATTTATTTGTATCTGATTGCCAGAACCAACAAGTTGTACTTTCTGGAAAAACTTCGTTGGAACAATCCAATGCTTCTTCATGGTAATGGTTCAAGAACAGAGGACAAGGTGGCAACGGATCAACATCACCTTCGATCCGAGCATAATTATTTTCGCAGAACAAGCAGCCATGAAATTCGTCGCCTCGCATACACGGCGGAGTAACCAGCTGACGGAAAACAGGATTGAACTTACATAATTCATTCACCATACCTTCAATCACAGGCCTCCAAAGACCAAGCTGCAAAATCCAACAGCCACGTTTGCTCATGATGTGTCTGATTGCTGCCAAATTTAATTTCCAAACGATACGGTGAGCAGCGCCAAGAGGAATAATATTGCGAGCATCTTCACGAGGGATACCAGCAGCAACAAGTTTTGAATATGTTATTCTGGTATTGAGCATATGTTTTGCATAAATGCCATACGGATCTGTACCCTTTTGAACGCTTTCAGGGACAAAGTATTCGAAATTGCTCATGTCCAAAACACGCATACTCTGGGACCAGAAACTTGAGTCAGCCAAATCAGGTACGAGATCGCAGAATTCTTGACCAGCAACCTTTACGCCAATTCTGTGACGGACAAGTTGTTCTCTAAGTGAAATTGGAATATCCTCAAGCACAAAAATGAAATCAATCATTTCCGCCAGAGGAATATCTTCGTTAATAATTCGTTCGAAGAATTTGTTGAGATCTGCTTTTTCCAAAAGTTGATTGCGAATTTTTCCCAGCGATTCTTGGCCTCGGCTTAACTGCCAGATCAACCAAAGATTCGATTCCATGTTCTCTGTCTTAGTTAGTAGTGTGACTTTCATTTTATTTTTCCCTTTCCAATTGAAGTGATTAATATATCTTTACATTTTCGACAAAGTCTCAAAGCTTTTAATTCTTCTTGACCGCCTCGGAGAACAATTCTCGCAACGAAAACGAATCCTTTTTCACAAGCTGTGCATTTTTCTTGAAATATTCGCTTTGATTTTAATGAGTTAGTTTTCATCTTATATCCCATCCAATACTTTTAGAATCTGCAACAGCTGCTGCTGGATTTTTTGTTCTGAGTTGCTTCAATCGCTTAATCCAATAGCGACCAGTTTCGCTCTGAAACCAAGGATCGCCTGCAGCGGCGAACCGGAGACCTTTGAGCAAATCAAAATGGCTCAGCGAGTCAATGTGCGATTTAGTTCTTGGGCCTAAGTTCATCTTCTGCGCTCCTCTTAACTGAGTTCACTGGCTACTTGGTCGATAAGAGCTTTCAATAAATGTCTGTGACAATGTGGATTGTCCTCCTTTTCATAACACAATAAAGTTATGTCTTGAATCAACGACAATGTGGCTAGCTTCTTGATAGCTTGCGCTGCTCGCGGGAGTTTCATTTTGAGCAGGTATAACTCAGTGTACTTCTCCCAGGTTATCTGCCCCGCACGGTATCCGTAAACCATATGCTGATAAGGAGGCAGATATACTTCCCATACTGCGTTGTGAGTAGAAAGATAATATTTTGACGGCAGCTTATAACTAACAACAATCCGTTTGCCATCACTGAGTTCTGATTTGTCAAACAAGCTCTTGGTCTTTACCATGATCCTACACCTCTTATATCATCTATTTCTAAGCACCAGACTCTTGACTGCTCTCATATCTGACCTGCTCCTGTGCAATGGTCTCAAAATGTGACGAAATCAATTGTAGGCCGTTTCTGGGTCTTGCATAAGGTCAGCATTTTCTTGCTTGAATTCCCTGAACTCGTTAATGATTTTTTGAATCTGTCTTTCCTCTTGGCTGAAAGGATTGAAAGAACTTCGGTAAGCAACTATTGCTGCTAAAGCTTTTTTGTCTTTAGCTCGTAAAATAAAAACCGGTTCATCGAGAGGTACAATTTCATGAGTCTCTTTAACAACCAATCTACAATTTGTATCGATCTCAAATATATTGTTCTTCATTTTTGTCCTTTCTTATGGAATTGCAAGTTTCGTTTTATCAGCAAGATCACTAGCAAGATTGATGCATAGTTGTTTGTACTGACAAAATTCTCGGCATGTCAACTCCATGCCATAAGTAGTTGGTGTATACGAATTATAAATATCTATTAGATCTTGTTCAAAAATATTGCCCATACAGAATTTTTTCTGGACTGTAATTGCTTCTCCACCAACCAGACAACATGGAAAAACATCGCCATTCGGTTTTATGTGGAATCCAAGCCGACTTGCCCAACAACGAACATGCTGGTTCACGGAAGATTCACATTCCTTTCTTGTCTCAGGTATGCTTTCAGTAAAACTTGTTGCGACCGATGCGTTAGTTGCAAATTCTTGAGCCTGTTCCCAATCATCCCAGAATTTTCTGTCAAGCTCCATGCCTATTCCTGCCATTATTATGATTTTACGGATTGCTAATCCTTTAAATTGTAAAGTATCAAGTAAAGCCAAGAGAGGAAATAATTGTTTTATAGTTGATGGATATATCGTAATGATAATTGCCAAATTCGGATGATTAAGTTCTTTCAAACGAGTTAAAATTGTATCTGGACAATTTTGATGATCGCCTCGTATAAAAGTATAAGTTTGAGCAGTGAGAGCATCAAGAGAAACACGAAAATCTTTAATTGTTGTTCGCCACAGATCAGGATGCTTAATATCTCTTGCTAATGCTGTACTGACTTGAAGATCAATATCAATCTTTTCTACTTGCCACCAAAGCAAGAACTTATCTAACCATTGCCATTTCTGCGGATCACCGCCAGTTATCGTAAGGTGTTCGAACATTGGAAAATCGTTTAGCAATTCTTGAACAATTTTCTGTATTTGTTGAAGAGTTAATTCTTTGTGGCGATAATCAGTATCACGCCAACTGGAACAATATTTGCAGTGTTGATAACATTTACTTGTAACTTCTATTTGCCCAGATACATAACCAACTTGAGCAGTAGCAAGTTTAGCATACAATTTGATATCATCGCGAATCTTCATTCTTTAATTCCTTTCGAATTTGCATCAACAGTTTCCCAAGTTGATTCCTACCTTTAATGCTTTCGCACTTCAGACAAAAACAATTGCCCCAGTAATTATCGTGCCAATGATTTCCTTCTTCTAAAATGGCATCTTCAGTTGCAGATAATTTAATAGCCAATCTTGCATTCTGTCTAAATTTCAACCTAAGAACGACAAGCATATGCAGATTTCTTTTTTGTTTCCAATTTGATTTAAGATCCCAAACTCTCCTCCCTAATTTTTTAGCTTGTCCCGGAGTTGCTGCACGTCGTATCTTTTCTTTCATTATTGAATTATCTGTTTTCAATCCTTGAAATAGATGTTCAGCAGTTTTCCATTTCTGTCCATCATAGACAATAGAGCAAGTAAAAAAATTACTCAAAAATCGATATCGATTCGTAAATTCATTAATCTTCATCTTTCAACTCTTTTCTGATTTCGATCGTCACGACCCTTTCTACATACCGCAAAAACTCCAAATCCTATCCAACTGCCGATTACTAATCCTGCTAGAAAATGCCACATTACGACTCCTCTCTAATTTTCATCAATAATCTTCCAATCTTTTTCATCTGCGAATTTCGCTAAATAGTATTTACAAGGTTTATGCGGATCTTGTCCAGCTATTCGAAGCTTCTGCTCTATAGAAGAAAGACAACGCTTATTGATATTGCAAGGTTTGAGTTTAAACAATTCTGAAAATCGCTCATCTACTTTCTTGCAAAGTTCTTTTTCCATTTGCTCCAATAAAGGTTGCCAATACGTAGATTGCAAAATGTTACAATTCCTCAAAACTATTGTTTGGAACATAGCACGTAAATTGCATCCAGCAGTCAAGCCAAGATTGATATGCATCGGCAAGACTCCTCTGGCCAGTGAAGGCAAAACTCCTAGCTCAAGCAATTCTTGGTAATGGTCTTGTGAATCTTTCATGGCCACTTGTTCAACTGCTTTTGCAATACTGCTCTTTCCAGGAATGTGAAAGTAATCATCCTGATCAGCAAATTCGATAGGCAAAGAAAGTTGATGGCTTTCAGAAAAGAAAGACCAATGCCTGTGTGTTCGTATTTGTGCATGCAAGCTTCGAGGTAAAACAAAAGCCCAGACAAATGTTGGCATTTCAAGCAAGCCGCACCAATCTTCTTTTAGAAGTTCCATAACGAATTCGAATTCTGATCTGGTTGCCGAATGAAATCTTTTCATTTTCGTACCGTGCTTGTTGTAAAAATAAAGTTGATGAATCATATGGAAAGGAAATTCTGTCCAATCCAATAGAACAGCAGAAAGACTTGTTCTTGCTTGTTGTTTTCCAGGACATCTGCTTTGCCAATGTTTGAGATTTTTATTTTTCATGTGTCTCCTTCGCTTTTTTAGCCATTTCAGCATATATTTTGGCATCATCATAATTGTCAGAATCAATCAAATCTTTTTCAGCAACTGCCCTGTTGAGTTTGCTTGCTGCCATCATTAAAAGTACAAGATGAGAAGGAATTGGTTCAGGTAATTTGATTTGAAAATAATTCTGTATTAAACCAGTCCAAATCAATCCAAGATTTTCATGTGCATCGACAAAATTACCATATCTTTTTTGACGTTGCTCGAAAATCTTTCGCTCTTCTTCATTTAGTTTCATCAGCAAGTATTTCTTCGAAGAGAATTGTTCCTGCTTCTTTGATCAATGGACGAAGAAAATCATATCCTGGATGCTTGAATCTATCATAATATTCTCGCATCGCAGATATATGCTCTCGCATAATGAAATTTGAAGCACGAATTTCTTCATATAAAAATGAAAGGACAGAAAGAAAGTCAGCAAACTCAAGAATTCGACCTTCGAGGCTGTCATCTTTTGCAGTTTTCCATTCCTCGCTTATAGCAAGACTGACAGGACTGGAAGGCCATAATCGATCAGCGAGATTTTCAACTCCATGTTCTGCTACAGTGTTCAATAATTGTTTCAATTTAGCATTTGAATACTTAAATGTGCGAGGTATATCTCCTGTTGTTGCTTCATCGATATCATGAAGCAATCCTCTTGTGAGAAGTTTCTTGTAATCTAAAGGACACAGTCTAGCCGTTTGTTGTATATCACACCATTTCGCAATCATAAGAGCATAATAAGCAACAAAAAACGAATGCTCTGCCACAGTTTCAGGATTCGAAACTCGACATGTTGAAAAACGATTCACATATCGAAGCCTAACTGAGTAACCTACAAGTAATTCCCTTAAGTCCAACATAATTAAGACTCCTTTCTACAATTCGTTTAAATCTCCTTGTTTGCACTGAAGTTTGAGCAGTGATAATGATTTATAGTCTTTATTTTCAACGAATTCCATTATTCTTTCAAGCTGAGCAAGACTGGAAACAACACAATCACAACCTTCAGATACCATTAAATTGAAACCAGAAATCTCGCTGTATCCAATAATGTATCTGTAAGGATCTTTCCTTGACTCGTTCAACCCATTCACAAATCCGATTTCAAAAACAGTTCCAGGATCAGGCAAGTGCGCATCTATGAAATCGATTTTTCCTTCTGGAGTTTGTGTCTTCAGCATTAATTGTTCATAAGGCGGTAACGGATAGTCAAGTAAAGCTACAACGCATTCTGCCCAATGCAATTGTTCACAATCTAACTGGAACACTTTTTGTCTCGTTTCCGCGTTTGCATTTTTCGGACATGTAATTCCATCACGCATCGGTGCCCAGCATGTGTGCCCAAGCAATTCCAGTTTATCCAAAATTGCCTGCAATATTTCTTTGCTCTGCTTATTGAAAAATGGTCCTGCGATATATATTTGTAAGCTCACTGTACAATACTCCTTTCTAAAAATAGTTAGGCTTGCGAAAAAAATCATGAAATAACGCAAGCCTAACTTAACCGTATAGTGTTAAAAGTTTCAGTTTCAGTTTCAGTTTAGAGGATGGCGATATCATCAACAGGCACAGTGACTTTCTTTTTGAGTTTTGTCACATAGACTGTTACTTCTTCGTCATCTTCATTGGTTGCTTTGACTTTGCCTGTGTATTCCTTTCCTTTGTAAGTGACTTCGACTTTTGCTCCGATTTCGAGATCCACTGTTTCTTCCTCTTCTTCAGTTGCTTCGAGCTTCGTCACGTCTGAAACATCGAGCGTCTCTGTGGTGTCATCATCGAAGTCGATAGTGATCTGGTCGTCTTTGATCTTCTTGACTGTACCCGGATACGATGTTCCG